ATCTCACCTACAATCTGTTCTTCAGTATAGGTCTCATACTCACGGGTGAGTAGATCGAAGACCATTAATTCAAGGGAAGCAGAATCTAATCCTTCGATAATGTGACTAGCATAATTCTCAACCAGTTTGGCGAATTGTTCTTTGTTGAGTGTCATCAGTTGTCTCCGAAGTTGTTAGTGAGAAAGTCTTCAAGTTCAATCAGTTTGTTATCACTCAAAGAGCATACATACTCGTTGATGATGGTAGCAAGCAAGTCAGGATCTTGCCTGCATTTCTCATAGAGGAACTGTTCAAGTTCCTCACCAGTAGAATAACGAAGGTCAGTCATTTGAGGTTCAGGAATTATTAGTTTGCTTTAGAACTTCTTTAATCTCAGCATCAATCTGCTCAAGAACTTGTGAATAGATGTAGTCACTATCACCTACACCAATCAACACCTCTTCAACTACACCGTCAGAGTAAGTTACCTCATTACAATCATCATCTTGAGTAGTAACATCATCTCTGGTGAATATAAATGCTGCAACTGGTGCAGATTCACCTTGCTCTACAATCTTGCGATTGATAGAGTCACGAAGTTGGGAAAGTGTGTAATACATTTGAGGTTCAGGAGTTTAGTGGATGATTTACAATCTGGTCTTCGATCAGGGTGTCACACTATACTCAAGTCATGGTGCCAAAGTGCGGTAGCTATAATTGAAGCGGCACCACCTAAATCATCACGAACAATCAAACGCAAAATCTCAGCACCCTCGGGAGTTTCGTGCATCCTGACGATATTCTCGGCAGTGAGAGCAACATCTAAAGACTCTACAATCATCTCACCGATAACAACAAGGTGTTGATTATTAATCATTGAAGGAATCTCAACCAGTTTGGCGAATTGTTCTTTGTTGAGTGTCATTGGGTTGGTTTCGTTTGGATTGGTGTCTATACTACTGATACACTTTGAAGGCCCCAGGTGTTACTAACTCTTACTCAAAGACACAATGTATCAATAGTTCAGTATCTTTGCCCGACGATAATACTCAAGCGCCAATACTTCATCACCTCGGTCTAATGCTTCTCCAGAAAGACGCATTAGTTCTTTCACCTTGGATGCTTTATTAAGGTCTTCGAGTTTCATTGGAGATTCAGGTGATTAGTTAAGAACGTGACGATAATTGAGAGAAACTACACACCAACCAGTGAGGTCAGTTACACATTCGACCAGAGCATCTGCAATTTGTCGCTCATCACCAACGTCATCAACTTCAACCTCAAAAGTATTGCCAAGAGCATAATCTACAACTTCTTGTTGTTGCTCTGGGAGGTAATCTAAGTCATCAAAATCAAACTGAACTTCGGTAACTTGGAGAGTGAGAGTAGTTTGCATTTTAGATTCAGGTAACATCACGCATTTCTGTTAGGATCTCATGTAGCAGTTCAACATCGGTGCCCATAAGTTCACTCACCTCATCCCAATCATCATGGAACTCAATCAGTGAAATCAGGCAATCTATCTGCTCAAAGGTTAAAGTTGGCATCAGTTTAGGATAGAGAATGAACCGCAGAAGTTGCGAACCCAGTTAAGAGTGTCATGGTGATTGCGAGGATTAGACATTACCATGCTCACATTCTTTTCGGGATTGTAAGCAACAGCAACGTATTTGTGGTCACATTCTTGATACTCAGGAGTGATTTGTTGAATCCACATTTGATTCACTTTACCTTCTTTCCAGTTGGTAGAGTAGGAGAAGACTTGATCCATTTGGGTTGTGCTCATACTACTGATACACTTTGAAGGCCCCAGGTGTTACTAACTCTAACTCAAAGACCATTGATAAAGTCAGCAACTGCATCATCATAATCTTCTTTGGTTACAAATGTGCGACCATAAATGTTACGCGGATAGGTTACGTTTGATTCACCAACAGCAGCAACATTGCGGCAGTCTTGTTCATCATAACCCATTTCAATTAGGTTTTGAACGTAAGGATTGTAATGTGTCATTGTTTTAATTAACCTCCAAAAAGTTCATCGAAAAGTGGTGTATCATTAAATCGAAGTTGTTCCCTTTGAGCAACAAGGAATTGAATATGTTGATTAAGGTGATCTATCTGACGTTGAAGAACTTCCTTTTGATTGTTAATGTTCATAATGGAAAGATTGATCTCGATTCTTGTCATTTGGGAATTGGATTGAGTGCTCATACTACTGATACACTTTGAAGGCCCCAGATGTTAACTATTCATTATCCATATGATTTACAATTTGATCTTCAATTTGTCTTGACAATTCAGTCATCCATGTACCAAGTTCTTCATCATCTTCATACTGTGCATTGTTTGTGATAATGTCAAGAATGAAGTCAATTTGATCGTCAGTGAATGAATATACTTTAAGTTCTTGAGTTGGTGTCATAATCAGTTAGCAGCAATGTGATAAACTTGAGCAGAGTCGATGTTATCTCCAGTGAGAAGATAGTCGAGATTCAATCTATCTTGAATCTCACGTTGTGCATCACAATTAGTGAGCAACTTAGTGGAGATGGTATCAATACCTTTCCAAGTTAGCACCTTGAGAGTATAACAAGTGGAGTCTACCACAGGATAGAATCCGACACACATCGTACCATCCTTTGATTGTAGTGTGGGGAAAGAAATCATCGGAGTGCTGGTGGTCATACTACTGATACACTTTGAAGGCCCCAAGGTATTAGTTAAAGACGGGGTTGACACCTATAACTTTGGCAGTAGGATTACGAGCAAGTGCTGTCTTTCGTGCGTCCTGATTGTTGCTTGCTTCTAAACTTTCGGTGAATACTTTACCACCAACATACAACTTAACTTCGTATTTCATGAGAAGAATGAACCAATGGATTTGGGAAGACCGACTATATTCAGGAACGCGAGCAGTGCTACAACATCCCAACATTTGTTTCGGATCATATAAGGTAGAGCAAGACTATTGCCAATAAGGTATAATCTAGCACCTGTAGTAGTGTCATAATAAAGGGTGATAATGTATCCTACACAAATTATAAGAGATGATACAACTCGTGCGGTGTTGATTATTTTAGCAGAGGGCATTTCCAACAACTCCACCTCCCAAAATACCAAGTGGTATCATATACCAACGGTCAGCAACTCTTGGAGTGGCAGCATAACTAGCAATTCCACCTAAGATTGCACCTACTGGAACAGCAGCACAAGTATATTTTTGTGGTTGAACTTGAAGAGGTTCGGCATAACTATATCTTGTATTGTTGCAAGGAACAACATACCTTTCGGATGTTACTTTTCCAGGATAATAATACCCATAGTAGTCATGTCCACCAGGAGTATAAACTTCCCGATACTGAGTGCAGATTTGAGTGTAATTAACTTGTTGTGCCATCACTGGAGTTGGTGCAAGCAGTAATGGTAAAAGTAGAAGTAGTTTTTTCATTTACCAAGTATTGTTTTGAATATGAATAGATCGGATTTCTTGATAAAGAAACTTACGAAGTTTAGTATCTGTGGTGTTATCAAAAGCATAATAAAGACGAGAAAGATATTCTGTCTTTGTGGTGCATTTGACTACTTTTACGTTCGTTACACCAATATCATTTAGTGACGAACCTGCTTTAGCTTTTGGAACACCAAAGTTGCCAGTGACATTACCTTTGGTGCGAAACTTAGTCTTGATTTTGGATAGATTAGAGTAAGTCATCGTGCAATAATGTCCAGAGTTTCCATCATCATCACAGCAAGTTCAAACTTAACATCATCCTCAACTACAGGAATGTTGACCTCTACAAAATCACTCACAAGTTCCATCAAAAGTTCAGTCATTCGTTCATCAGCATAGACATAAGTTGCAAGTTCATTCTTGAAACCATCACGCAGAAGTTGAAGAGATTTAGTCACTGAGAGTTCTTTGATTGGATCGTGGAGAGTGTAAGTCATTTGGGAATTGGATTGGTGTCTATACTACTGATACACTTTGAAGGCCCCAGGTGTTAACTATTCATTTTGCGTAAAGATAACCACCTGCCCAGTCAGCATGAGCAAATAACCATTCACGTTGCTTGATAATTCTCAGGTCAAACCTAACACCTTTAGCGGGAGACTTCCAACTGGCAGACTTATACACTTCACCAGTTTTCTTGTCTACGAAAGCATGAACTGAACGCGAAGAACCACTATCAACCATAATGATTTTATGGTACTTTTTACCCGTCTCAATCACATAATAAATCGGCAGAATACCACTTTTAAGTTCATCAATTCTCTGTTGATGATACTCTACACTTTCATTCCTTTCAACTGAACGTTGATGTCCACGAATAGAATAATCGCGGTAGTTATCTTTCAGTGCTTCAATCAGCAGATAAGTATGCTTTAGCACTGAATCTGTGATGGTTTGTTGTGCTTGTTGTTGAAGAGTTGCAGTCATTTCAGTTTCAGTTTGAGTGATTGAAGTGCTTGTTTACGTGCTACAATCTGACCCTTACACATACCCTTGGTTCGTTTACTCTTTCCAGAGTTATGTTTCCAGTTTGGAGTGTTCATTTTACAAGAAAGAGATTGTGAATCTTAGCACGAATCGCATAAACATCTTCGCACTCATAATCATCATTATCAAGAGCATTACCAATGAAATTGTAAATCATATCCCATTCGTTTTCTGTAAAGAACTCTTGAGTTGTTTGAGTTGTGGATATCATTTTGGTTTGGTTTGAGTGAGTGGTCATACTACTGATACACTTTGAAGGCCCCAGAGGTTGCCATCACCTTTGCAGGTTGAAGTTAGCATGAGCAAATACTTCACGGTTGACAAGTTTCAGAATGATGCTATCGTTCTTGAGAACAAAACCCTCACCCACAATTCTTTCACCGTTGATGTATGCTACTGGACTGTCCGATACAATCATCATGTCCATCAAATCCTCTTTGATCTCTATCATCATCAGGTAAAGATGTGCCAGGTTCTTACCAAGAATCTCAGCAAGTGCCCACCAAGTCAACTCTTTACCCTCACGAATAAGAGCATTGATTTTAACTTTAGCAACTGCTGCTTCCTTTACACTTAGGAACACAACATCATAAACATCAAGACCAAGAGAATCTATAGGCATAAGGTCTACACAAGGTTGCACAAACTTGACATGCTCAGTATCATTGAAGAATGGTGTAGAACCAGATACAAACGCATCCTTAAGTTCACCATCAGTGCTCCACTTTGTGTGTGGTGCGATGATGATACTTTGTGTGATAACTTCAGGGAACTGATAGGTAATCGTGTTGGGAGTATAGACATTAAGTCCACCGAACCCGATGAAATCACCCTGATAAATGTATTCGGTGCAAGGAAGATTATCCAGGCAGCAGTGTAGGATCTGTGCTACATTACCACTGTGATTTGCATCAATATCCTCATGCGATTCGTTGATTTTGAGTTTAACTTTGTTGAAGACACTTTTGGTGCCCACAAAGAAGTTTCCAGTCGCAGGATTGGTGCCCCACACAATAGCGGGAGAACCATCAATCTTCAGGGAAACTTCATAGTCACCATTGAAGAAATCCAGAACAGATAGATCACCTGTTAGGATTAGGTCTTCAAAATGTTCTTGGTGCTTGTTTTGGATGGTCATACTACTGATACACTTTGAAGGCCCCAGATGTTATATTAGAAGTCAAGGTAGTTGTCGATTGCTTGCTTGATTTGCTCAGAGAGTACAAGTGAAGGTGCAATAGCATTGACTTCACCAATATCACACTGATAGTAATCACCAAGTTTCAATTCAATCATAGCACCATCTGCACCCTCTTGATACAATGAACGTGCCACTTCATCTTCCACAATACATACACGACGAGCAGAAAGATCAATCACCAACAAATAATCATAGGTAGAAAGTTGCTTGAAATCCTCTACAGTTTTGGTTTCGGATAGAAAAGATTTAACTTTGAACTTCTTTGTGGCATTAACATCTTTGCGTTTGTAGAATAGGTTTTGACCCATCTTCAATTCAATTTTCTTCAGTTCTCCACTACCATTATCCCACACAAAATCGTATCCATTCTGATCTACACGAACAAGATCAGAAAACTTAGCAAGTGCTTTCTCTACGCAAGTAGCACGGGCAAAGTTATCAGCATTGGAAGAGAATCCCTTATCAGAGTAGAGAGAATCAACAACACCGAAAACTTTATCCCAATTAACACCTGTTTCCAGATGATCTATAAAATGTGAAGTCATCATCTGAATTGAGTGCTTACACTATAGGGACACTTTGAAGGCCCCAGGAGTTACTATCACAATGGAAGTTGACCTTGAGTTAGACTTTTCTTGTGGTCAGCAATATACTTCTTTGCAGAACTTTCAGTCCTACAAAGTTTCTCAAGTTGCTGCCCATTGTGTATGATGAGATAACCATTCACATAGGGCACTGCTGCATATTCTCCTTCGTTAATTAAGAATCCTTTCATCATCCTACAGACACCAAACCATTTACCAGTTTCCTAGTTAAAACACCAATCTTTTGTGATAGTGATCCGACAATGTTCCACGGATGTGTGCCAATCATCATCATCCTTTTTGCGGCATACTTTATCACCAACTCATCCATTTCTTTCAGTTCTTCAATGGTATCTGTTTGACGTTTATCAAGTTCTTCGTGTGAACAAGCATCACTATCAAACAGTGCGAGATCCATTGTTACACCATTTTCAACAAAGTTCCTCATAATTTGAGGATAAAGACGGGCAACACGAGTAGAATCTTTTGTGTTAAGAAGATCAGCACCAATACCATTTTGAATGAGATACTGTAGTGCTTCATCACGATTGTAGGATTCAATTACACCCTTGCGAGTGAAATCCTTACAAATCTTGTTTGCAACTCCGTCAACTTTTTGACCACTCCAGTTAAGATCAAGAGTACGAATCCACTTTGAAATAGATTGCTTACTTTGATCTTTACGATTCTGGAATCTCTTGCGACCAAGTTCTTCAACTTCTTTATCTGAAATTACCTTCTGACCTTTACCTTTATTTGCAGTGGCACGGAAATCATCAAGACATTCATCAAACGATTCTTGAAACTCTGTGCGGGTAGATTCGTCTTCAACGTATTCTGCAAAAATCCATTCTTTGTATCCTAATTCTAACAGATTTTTTAGACGATTAAATCCATTTATCAAATTGTTGTTTGGATAAATGGATGCAGTAAGTTCTGTGATGTCAATACCCTTCCTTAAGGAAATTTGAAGACTTTCTGCATCTCCAGTTCCACCAATTCTTACACTATTGTCGGTGCTTCCGTCAGAGTTTTTGGTGTTGATTTGAGTCAGGTTCCTCCACCGATACTCATTGAACTTCCAACCAGGAATCTTTAATGGTTCAGGAAGTTTAGATTCAATTTGAGCACGAAGTAGAGGCGAAACGCCTTTCAGAGGAATAGAAATAATAGTCATTGTTGTTTGTGCTTTAAGCAACTACAAGGGTTAGTTTAACGTCTTTGGGTGGGGATGTCAAGCCCCTGCATTACACTTTAGAAAAAATCGGTGATCTGGTTGCAGTGGATGACCTGTAGGTCGTTTGCAGTAGAATCACGAAAAAATTGGGTTTTGACCCCAGTGGTGGACTGGGGTCTCAGTGAGACTCACCGTCTCACAACAGAATCCAGCAATTCACCCCTCTCAAAGACTGCATCAACAACACCCTGAAGTGCCCTCTCGGTTGCTATACCCACCTTGGAATATACTGGGACCACACATAGACCCCAGACCTTATCTTTGCCTCCCTTGCGTAGCACACGACCGATAGTTTGAGTGAGTTCAATCACATCCATATTGCGAAGAAAGACAACTGCCTCTAATTCACTGACGTTAATTCCCTCACTCAAAATAGATCTGTGAAGACACACAAACTTCTTGCTGCTATCACGACCCCAAGCATTAAGAGTATCAAAGAATACCTCACGATCCACTTTCTTGCCGTCAACCACTGCTCCTGTTTTAGAGGTGATATAAAGGTAGGAGTATCCGCGAGATTGTAGTTCAGTGATGCAATTTGATTGTGATACAAGGTTGATGAGTTGCTTTGCAGACTTCACACAAACCAGGATCTTCTTGCAGTCAATGTCATCAAGAGTTTCCATCAGATTGCTACTATCACATTCAGCAGTGATTTGTTTGCCGTCAAGAACTTCAAACTTCTTTGCTATAATCTTGGGAGCAACAATATACCCACCATCAACAAGTTCTGGTGCTGAAACACGGCAGATGATGTTACCATAAACATCGACATCGTTCATTCCTGGTTTACCCACAGTTACTGAAGTCTTGCGAGTTGCAGTGAAGAAGAAACAACGATTTGCGTTGGCAGAGAAGTGCTCTGTTGCAGGAAAGAAGTTACGTTTGACGGAATTGTGTGCTTCATCAAAGTATATCGTATCCACATCAATCTCTGCATCAACAAGACGTTGAAGGGAGTTGTAGGTAGTTACAATCAACTTGTGACTTGACTGATTGTTCTCAACCCACTCACAAATCACATCGGGACGAGTAGAACTTTCATGATGAGTTTCTCCACTGTGTACATGCAACACTTCAGCATTGGTGATAAACTCCAGAAACTCACTGGAGAGTTGCTCTGCTAGCAGAATACGAGGAGCAACAACAACAATGGTCTGTGGAGTTGCAGACTGAAACTGTCGCACAGCATCCATAATCATATTCAACGTCTTCCCAGCACCAGTAGGATAGATCAGTTGACCAAGATTGTGCTGCTGCATTGCAACATCACCCCTAACTTGGTGAGGACGGAGTTGAAAGTTCATAAGGTTGGTGCTCATACTATAGGGACACTTTAAAGGCCCCATGAGTTTAATTTACTGTTGCTTTCAGAGTTTTGAGTTGACCACTAATCATTTGCATCGCAGCACGACTATATCCTGTTGCAAAATGTGCAGACTTTTCGTGATCGTCTGATTGGTAGTCTACATTACAGCACACTTTGATTGCACTCTCAAGACCCTCAATAAGAGTCTCAAGGGTAGTGATAGGCACATTCACAGTTTCCATTGTGTTGTAGAGGATTGTAGAGGGGTCTTAGGTGATTATACTACTGATACACTTTGAAGGCCCCAGAGACAACTACCTACTTTGCGTTAGTTAATTTCTTCAATACAATATCTTCTGGTCTTTTACCTTGTTTTTTTGCCTCACCTTGTCTTGCTAACTCTTGTGCAAATTTGTGTCCTGCTCTCGTAATCTCTTTTCTTTTTTCTCTAGACATACCAACAACTGCTCTTTTAGGTTGATCTGCTGGTCTCTTATCTACTTCAGCAGATTTCTTCTTGGACAGAAGTTCTGCTGCTGTTTGTGTTTTCTTTCCTGCTTCTTTTGCCTTTCTTTCTAAAAATGCTTTTCTTTGTGCTTCTTTAGGGGAAAGTGCAGCACTTCCGCGTTCTTGAGTAGGTTGCTGAACTCTTGTTGATGCTGCTTTTTGAGTACCAATATCCTTTCTTGGTTTATATTCTGTTGGTTTTCTTTCTCCACCTGCTTTTGGTTGAGACATTTTGCGTATTTCTGGTTTAGTTTTTTTTCTTAAAGTTCCAATTCTTCCACCTTCACCCGCACTACGGATTTGTGCTCCTGACATAAATGCAGCATCATATGCTTCACAAATAGATATAAACTCTTTAAATGTCTTCATTTCGACAGTGTAAGGAACCTTTGAGATATTTATACTATAAAACCTTCCCACCCGTATGGGCAGGAAGGTGGACACTTATCAAACTGGTTCAGTCGTATAGATCCTCTACCACAGGATTTGCTGCTGCTGCATCTGCAATCCCTTTATCAAATGCTGCTTTAGATCCTTTGAATACATGACCATCAGCATAGAAACCTTGCACTACTTGCCTGCGAGCAGTAATCAGTACATCATATTCCTCTTGTTGTTTAGGAGTGAAAGAAAAATCTTGACGACGCCAGGCAACTTGAAGTTCACGAAGATGGTGGAGAATGTTAGAAGTCATTTGCGTAGAGGAGAGTTAAAATAAGAACGGAAAACAGAGATTAGAATAATGAGAGTAGATGTGACACCAATCAAACCAAGAAAGGTAACAACATTACCACTAAAGTCAAGTGTAGGAGGATTCATTCTCGTGTGAGTTCAAGATAGTTGTAACCAATCAATTTGCGCCCTTCGTGAGTGTTTGTATCTACCTTAACACCTTGACTCTCAAGTTTGTCAAGTCGTTGGTTTGTTGCAGTATTCAGTTTAGTTACCCAGGAAACTTTTTGAGTCATTAGTAATCAATTTTGGAGTTAAGGTAGGAATCAAAGTCAAAAGATTTTTTCTTAGCTTTTGCCTCATCATCATCAGCAAGATCTTCACTCATTTCTTCTACAAAGTCAAAATAAGAGAACTCTTCAATTTGAATGTCGTCGTAGTCATCCATAAGTTGATGTGGTGCTTACACTATAGAGACACTTTGAAGGCCCCATTGTTAGTATCCTTTAATAACAGATATTCTTATTAAAGGTTGGTCATCATCCCAGTGCCTTATAGTGTTTGCTATAATAAATCCGTTAGTAATAAAAATGGACAGGAACATCAAAAGACGAATAAGAGCAATCTTATCCGCCTCTTTATTATTCTTACCAGACTTTTCTCCTAATGCGCAGTAGATGTAGTATAAAAGATTTTCATTCTTCATAGACAGATTTTCTTGATTTAACGTAAGTCAGTTCATTCCACCAGACACTATAACACAATACCAGTACTCTATCATTACGATGTATGGGGCAGTGCTCATAGTTCTCTTGATTCTTTTCCCATACGCGTGTTTCTATCGTGATATAATCATCACACTTAAAATATACCCAACCTTCAAGAACCTGGGATTTCCATTCCACATAGTCATTAACATTGGGTATGTAAGTCATACAAAGAAAGCATCTAAGGGAGAAGGTTTAATCTGCATTGCAGTGTAGTTTCGTGTTTGTTTAAAATCTACTTCTTTACCAATAGTTTTGCTGTTCACAGGGGCATAATACTTACGGGGTTTACTCTTGTAAAAACCCCATATTGTCCTCGTAGGTTTACCCATATTGTAGTCAAACTTACGGGAGTTGTTTAACCAAATACTTACAACTCCTGGTTTGTATTCCTCAAAAGAATAAGAACATCCATCAGGAGGTGTATGATTGAATGGAACTTCTTGCATCATTATGTAGTAAATGCTTCAACTACTCGTGAACTTTCTTTATCTGTAAGAGCAAATAGTTGCCCATCAACTATATTCTCACGAAGTTCTACATAGAACCTTTCATTGAAACCATCATCATAATCAGTAATCAAATCAAAGCACTCATCATCATCTTGTGCTATAACTGCCCAAAGTCCTCCATATTCACTTGATGGGAAAGGCACAAAATGATTTACCAGATACAAATACTTCATTGTTTGTTGTAAGTTACTCCTTATTATATTAGGGTTTAGATTTTAAGTCAATAGAGAGATTAGTGAACTCTGCGATGTAGTAATCGACAGTCACTTCTAAGAAACTTGCTTTTGCTTCAAGTTCAGCAACAAGATCCTCATGAAGTTTATCAATTTGTAGGTCTTTGCGGTTTTCGTTGTAGTCAATCATCATTCTACAGTACAATCAGGGTGAGGTTGTGGGAGTTGTGAGCAGTAAACTTCTTTAGGTGTTGGTTGATTGTATGCCTCAAATAGTTTCTGGTCTCGTTGTGCTAGAAATGCAAGGTATGCAATCATTAGAGGAATGATTACAGCAGTGAGAATGAGTACAGGTTTCATACAGCAACAGGAACAGAAATCTCTACAACTTCAGGTAGTTTGTCATTGAACCGGTTCATATCATAGCATACCCATTCACCATTACGGAACAGATAAGCGTATTCTTCACTATTATCAGGAAGAAGAAACTCACACAGGTCAGCATCAAGACGAGGAGGGTAATCTTCACCACGGGAAGAATAATAAAGTGGACCAACTTCAGGAAGAGTTTCATTACTCCAACCAGCATTAGTCCACAGAGCACTAATACCTCCACCATCAATCAATTCTGCTGCTTTCTCATAAGAATTGAAATGTTCAACAAGTTTTACACCATTGAACTCAGGATAACCATCCCAGTGACAATAAATTGAAAGAATTGAATCATCTGCGAGTTGTAGACCGATGCGTGAACGAGTGCCCATTTGAGAGTGATGCTTATACTACTGATACACTTTGAAGGCCCCGAAGTTTTTAATTATCAAGTATCGAACCAAAAGACCCACTACTCCCTGGTCTACGATTTTCCAACCTATCAAGGATTGCATCAGTATTTTGAACTGATTCAATGCGACTGATGAGATCTGCAATTACACTACACACCATTGGTCTTTCTGTTCTTGCAGCAAATGCAAGTGCGTTTCGTAGATTTTGTGTTGCTTCTTTGAGCGAGTCTTCAACTGATTGTGATAGTGCCATAATTAATTTTGTTCCTTTTTACTAACTTTTTGTAGAAGAAAGCTACCATCATTTCGGTCTACCCATTCTACTTCATCACCTTCATTAAGATTTGCTGCTTCTAACAAATCCTCGGGGAAAGTGATAAAGTATTCCTTTTCTCCAGTCATATAATCATTTTCTTCCTCAATAGGAAGTTGCCACTTGACTACTTTATCCTTTTTAGCAACACTACACATTGCATCTAGTTCTTCATCAGTGTATTTGAGTGCTTCCATATCACTATGTCCCCAGGGTGGCATACAATCGTCAATCTCTTGTTGTTTGACTTTGATTACAGTTTCTTTCCAGGCATCTTTAAACTTCCGGTCAAACTCCTCAAGGTAATACTGAAGAAATTCATCCGCAGCATACAAAAGAGTTTCTGCTTTATCATACTGATACTCTTGAAGTCTATCAACAGCACTATCAAGAATCTCACGGGCAGAAAAAATCTTGGATGTCACGGACTCCAATTCGTTCATTGCTGTCCACACCTTGTTGTAATTAACAGTCATAATGATTTAAGTTTGTCTTGGATTGCTTGTTCCATAATAACCTGAATTTCTTTACTCGTCAAGTGATTAAGAAACGCCCAGGTAGGGTCTTTCTTATCCCAGTCCATTGTAAAGCTCCCGTCCTCGTTTTGAGTAATTTTTAGTGAATCATTCATTGTTATGAGTGTAAAGAATGTCTATACGAGCATCAACTGCATCAACCGAGTGCATAATCTCATAGAGAGTACTAGTAGTTTCTATATTATCCCCCTCAAGACGTATAATGTCCTCAAGAGCACCTTTATACTTCTCTTCAAGAACATTCATTCTTTCTTCAAGATCTTCTATTTTTTTTAATAATAGTTCTGTTGGAACTTCACCCAATGTTCCCCATTTTTTCTGAAACCAAGTTCGTTCATCCATAATTGTTTAGTTGTCGTTTTAATTCTACACCAACTTGAATTAAATGTCCATGTAAGTATTGTTGGTACTCATTGTCATCAAGTAGAGTTTTAAGGTTCTCAATCTGTGCTAGTGCTTGAATAAGTTTTTGTTCGGATGTCATCTTTGAGATTTACAAGTGCGATGAGTGTTTCAACAGGTATCCAAGTAGTTGGTGCTCCTTCAAGTTGAAGTTGAACTTCTGTAATGTTCCTCCGAAGTTCTTTATTGTAAGTTTTTCTTGTGTTTTTTGCTAGACCTAATGGATTTCTCATCTCTGTAATGAATAGTGATTTCTTTTTGTTTAAGGTTGTATCGAGTTATGTGTTTTTGTAAGTATTCCTCACAATTGAACCAACAGATTGAAAGGTTCTTTTTTTCACCAAATTCCAATCTGAAAGGATGATTTTCATAAGGAAAGAGTGAGGTATCAATCATTCCCGAGTCACCTCTATGTATTCCTGTAGTATACCATCTTTGAAGTGCATCCGCAAGGTAGGCCAATCGTGCCAGTCTCCTTTCCATGTGGCAGGGTACACATTAATATACTTTGTAATTTCATGGAGTTTGAACTTTCCATGCACACCAGTCGGTATCCATTCAAAGTTGATAAATCTAAGTCTCTTATTATATCTTTCATCATCCTCTGGGATTTCTCCAAATGTATGTGTGTCTCTGTAATGTGGGCACCATAATTTACCACTGGGATCTAACCAGTAGTTTGTCATAGTGCCACCAATACCAAATTCTTCAATGTCTTTAGTTTGACACACTACATTTGTAAATTGCTCTCCCAAATCATACGATGATCTAAAATAATCAAACATACCCATATTTTAACTCCAACTCATCAGATTAAAGATATAAGAAATACCCCAGTCCAAACAATGTTGAGGGATTTCATATAAACTCTCAAATAATACTCGTCTTGCATGTATAACTCGTTCTTTACCGATTGCATTTAGATTTGCAACTGATGCTTTCATAAACTCTTCATAGTTCTCTTCATTCTGTTCCTTAAATCCACTGATATAAAGTTTTCTCACCTCTTTCATAATCAGTGCGGTCTCTGGTGCAAATGTAATCACCTCATCACCAAGTGGAATAGTTTGAGTTTTCATACATCCCATACTAAATTTCATCGCAGTTCTGGTTTCTTCTGGAGAGAGTGCATCCTCATCCTCATTACGAAACATATGCTGGGCCACACCGTTACTGCATTCTATGAGACGTAAGAGAGCTAGTTTATCCTGTTCTTCATCTGGTAGTGCTTGAAATATAAAGTCCCAGTTTTTCATATTTTTTCGTTATGTTTATTAATTTCGTGATGAATCTTTTCCAACATTCGATCTATATTTCCTGTTGGTATCTCTTCATCAGATGATTCTATCATACCTTTATAATAACCCAAAATTGTGACTAGCTCTGTAAGATCTCTGTGTTGTATCTTGACTTCTAATTTCTCTTTAAGAAACTTCTCCTCTTTCTTTTGTGGTTTGGCTTTCTTATTTTCTTTATCACAGGTGAGACAACAGAATGAATATCCTTCTTTGAATGATTTCACCACTTGAAAGTGTTTCTTATTCAGTGATTGTTCTTTCTTACAACAGACGCAAGTTCTATTCATACTCAATGACCCATTTTTTATATTTTTTACCAGAACTATCTACACAAGTAGAATGTTGAAGTTTTCCATTCAAGAGTTTGACTATGTTATCAAGTTGCATCCTTACCATCAAATCATTCATCTGCTTTTTTTTATTAGTAAATTCTTCTTCAGTCATTCTATCACACCTTGCTCCCATACCATTTGGTGTGCTAACTTATCTCTTAATATATTAATGTGCTTATCGGTGTATTGAGTGAAAAGTCCTTGTTTCTCTACTTTCTTATAATAGTGTAGAGCATTCAGAATAATTGTATAATCTTCTACTGTGATATCCAGCTTCATAATTGCTCCACATAAACATCACTAATCGTAATGTTCTTACACTTATAATAAGTTGTAAGTTGTTCGGTATTCATCTCACTATTCACAAGCACTTGAATACTTACAGTAGCACCATCTACAAGACTTGAAAGAACCACAGCATATTTATTCATCCGTAACACATACTCTCCAAGTATCCTATGATTTTACTCATAGATTGCTCATCCGTCAACCTTTCCGCAGGACAGAACCCTAAGTGGTTGTTATGAGTATTTAACCACCAAATCATTTGTTCGTCACCTCTCTCCTGGTCATCAGGCAATCCAAGCATATCATAAAGAACCACATACATTCTCAACAGTTGTGTTGGGTCAATATCACCCAGAGGCATATGAAGAATATTTGCAGCTTTGGTTGCTGCATTTTTTAGGAGTTCTTCTGCGTCAGTCATTTTCCTTTTGTTGAAACATAGTGTATAAAAATACTTTAATTGTTCTACCGTCGTCCTGCAAACTTACTTGAACATTAGAACACCCATAACGAACAAACTCTCGTCCATCGTTACCAATAAGTTCAACACGAGTTACATCTGGATAGTTCTTTAGAAAGTCTCCGTTTGGTTGTTGTATGTCTTCAGTCATTAGAGTGCCTCCAATTCTAATTTATTTTGTAAAAGTTGAATGTATGATTCTAACTTCACAATACTTTCTTGGGAGATTTCTTGGACTTTAATATCATTTTGATTGCATTGTTTAAGTAAGTTTGCGACCTCAAGTAGTGAGTTTGCGAACTCAAGTTGAGATTTCATTCTCTCTTGAGTTTGAGGGAACTTGATTTGTTCTTCGTTAGTCATTAGAGTGCCTCAACCTCATCAGCAATTTCACGCAATTTATCTATGGGACATTCCAATTCCCCTAAATCCGTGTATAACCTATCAGCAACCTCACGAATAGCAGCAGCAATCACCTTCTGCCTATCCTTACTTTTGGGTCTTAATGTATAGGGCAAAGTTACTTCCAAAATCTGCTGTGCTCTAATCGTCATCGTAGTTTATCCTTGATTGTGCAAAGTGCGTCATTCCAACCTTTATCATAATCCCCATTCCCATACTCATACTCTATCTCATCAGACAACCATTTCTCAATATCATTCACAAGATAATCAATGGAAGTTTCATTATTACAAGCATTATGAACTACAAATACATTATCCCACCAGTTACCAATCAAATCATAAAGAGTTTTTGGTTTTGGTTCTTCTACTCTCTTATATTTCACCCCATTAATGGTTGCGGTGTCTCCTTCTATGAGAACTTTTGAGATGTCGGTTTCAGTCATTTCACGAATGTGTAGGGGTGTTTTGGGGCATACTGTTCCTGGACTACTCAAATATCCAGAGTCAGGTATTTCAAATGTTCCACTTGGGGTTGTGATTTTGAGGTTAGTCATTCTTCTTCCCACATATTCATTTTACTACTCATAGTAGAACTATCATAACCCTCATTATAACCCTTATTATATCCATTTTCGTGGATTAATAGGGCAAACTTCAAGAGTTGTTCTTCCTCGCAGTCCCAGTAATTTTCATCCTTACCTGTGATATTATCAAATCCACAGGTTTTAGCAAGTTCAAGTATTTGTTCGTTAGTCATTTCGGCACACAGACATAAGAATAATTACCACCAATCATACCAGAAACCCACTTACCACCTTCTTTCAAACATTCTGTTTTCTCATAATTCACAACAAATCCGTTAAGGATTGCGAAAAGTAGAAGTATTCCAAGAATAATAAAAAGTATTGCGAGTTCTTCTTTATCCATTATCTTCATCCTCCCAATCAATCTCAACGGTTTCTCCTTGTTGAATAACAGTATAAGGCATAGGGTCTCCGTCTCGTGATACATCTTCATAAATCGTATCAAACAATTCACAAAGAGCATAACTCTCAAATGATTCTTGGTCTGGTTCTGCCTCAAATATATCCCGTGTGGGAGTAAATGTGAGAGTTCTGGTATATGTGACTGTGATTGCTTTGAGTGGGATTTTAGTCATTTTTCAGTAGAACCGTAAGAGCATCAAAATACATCACAACAAGAACAAAAGCAATAGGAACACACCACAAGATACTCAAACCTGTAAGGATATGAACTGCTTCCACAAGAAGAGCTAAAAGAGGAATCTGATATGGAACGGGACGTAGAAGATTTTTGAGTTG